TCAAAATTTTCATTTGTGATCTGAAACTATTGTAAGTTTCTTTTGCCTCGTTATATTTTTTTATAACAGGGCTATCTTCTCTTTCAAAGTGAGATTGAAAAACATTTGCTATTGCAGTTCTCTTTTCACTATTAAGAGTTATTCTTTTTTGTTTTTGCATATTTATATTTCCTTTCATAAAATTCTTTTATATCTTGACAATAGGATTGTCAAGTATTATATTGGATCTGTCAGCCTCATTTGTAGGTTTATCGCTGAATAAAACTATAAACCTTCTGCAACTTGTGGTTGTGCTTCACACCGCAACAATAGTTCGCCGTCTTGGCACAACCTACAGTTGTATGGCAGTTTAGAATAATTCTAAACTAGGTGCGACACTATTGTCATTGACTTTATAGGATAGTCCTGGTATAGTGTAGCCAGAAAGGATAACATATGAAAAAATTAAAAGATGAATTTAGACCTGGCGGCGCAAGACGCCAGCACATCCTGGACAAGGCTGTAGATTATTTGGCCAATGGCCCAGGGCTCCAGAACGACAAAATGCATTTTTGTCTTAACAACCTGGAGATGTCAATGCCAGAATATTTGACAGCCTTAGACAAGGCAGTCAGTGCAGCTGGCCCAGATGGTGAGGGCTGGTGAAGAGAATTAGAAAAAATAATTTATTGCCATGGTTTACTGATGACCATGGCACGCTGCCAGCAAGCTATCTTCGCAGTTGTAAAAAATTTTTTAAAAGCCTGAAGCCGCAAGCCACAAGCAGCAAGCGCCAAGCAACAAGCACTTGACATTGCCAGAATAAAGGATTATATAGGATATATGTTAAAGAAAGAATTAGAAAAAATAGTTGGAGGTTTAAGTAAACCTTCTAAGATGCCAGGGCCAGCGTATAACCTGCCCGCATACAAATGCATCACTGGCCAGAAGCTGGCGCAGGTGAAGGGCTCAGTCTGCTATGGCTGCTACGCTCTGAAAGGCCGTTACAGGTTCAGGCCCGTTAAGTCTGCGATGGAACGAAGGCTTGAAGCTCTTCAGCATCCAGACTGGGTTGATGCAATGATTCAGTTGATCAAACCGCATAAAGAATTTAGATGGCACGATTCTGGCGATATACAATCGCTGGAGCACTTACAGAATATTTTTAGAGTTTGCAAAGCAACGCCAGATACCAAGCACTGGTTGCCAACACGTGAGGCTCAGATCCTGAAGCGTGTCAAAGTTAACGAAGTACCCCGTAACCTGGTGATAAGGTTCAGCTCTCATATGGTTGACCAGGGCCCAGTATCCTTTTGGCCGTGGACATCCACGGTTACCACTGACGGGCAGCACAGCTGCCCGTCATCAAAGCAAGGCAATAAATGTTTAGATTGCAGGGCATGCTGGGACCGTGATATAAGAAATATAAGTTACGGTAAACATTAATGTGGCATCACCCAAAATATTATAAAGAATTACGTAAGCGTAATAAATCTGATCAGGCCATTAGTTTGAGAGAGTCGGAGACGTCCGCTGGAGAACGTGCGCCTGGTCAGGGCCAAAGCAGCAAGCGTCAAGCGGCAACAGGCCCAGGCGCCAAGCCACAAGCTTCAAGCTCCAAGATTCTTGAACCACGGTAAAGTTTCACGGTGCCCGAACCGAGGGCCTCAATGCAGATGAAGGTGTTGTGTGGGTGCTTCACATGGAAGGCTATTTGGTGAGGTGAAAAGCGAACCTTGTTACCCTTTGTGACTTTGAGTTCTACTGTGAAAAAGGTGCCGAAAACATTGCACCCCAGTAAATCAGGAGTGCCATGTAGGCTATTGTTTTCAAGTCGAATCCAACTAATATTCGTAATTCTTTTACGAATTTTTTCATAAAATTTTCTCTCAGGTTTCAAGGTAACTAGGGTGTCTAATCTGGGGTGTTAGGCGCGATAATTAGCTTTTCTTTTGTTGGTTTAAATACAACACGAATAGAAGTTTGTCCAATAATATTTGAGTCTTGTACTTCAATTCTTTTGATTTCTTCTAAGTGTCCATTCATCTGCATGTACACTTTGGCATTAGACACTGCGTTGCCTCTCTTGCCGTTCGTGAATTGATCAAGGTACTCTTGTAAGTGCTTTACGAACATTCTTTAACTCCTCTCTTAACTCACCATTTAATTTTTTGTGAGCTTCATTTATTTCTTCCAACTCTCTAACTCTTAGCTGCAGCTTTTCTATCTGCACTTCTAAATCATGAGAACCTCTATCATCCTTATATACTTTCATGATTGACAATATAGGATAGTTACCTTAAATTGTCAATCATGGGACTACCGAAAAGATTAACAGAAATGCAAAAGAGATTTGCCGAGCTACTTGTGTTTGGTGATGAGACTGGACCACTTACACAAACAGAGGCAGCTATCAAAGCAGGCTACTCTGAGAAGAGAGCACGTCAAGAAGGTTCTGAACTTACAAATCCAAAACACTCACCGCTCGTTGTAAAATACATTGGTGAACTACGAGAAGAAAGAATTAGAAAACACGAAGTGACATACGAGAATCACATCGCAGAACTTGGTAGACTTAGAGAGGCAGCTCTTCGTAAGGGTTCTTTCTCTTCTGCTGTAAACGCTGAAACAAATCGAGGAAAGGCAGCAGGACTATACATAGACAGAAAAATAATAAAAACTGGTAAATTAGAAGATATGTCAGAACAAGAGTTAGAAGCAAAGATGAAACAAATTTTAGACGATTACTCACAAATAATAGACGTTACCCCAACTTCTGAATCTTCTTTACCCAAGCCCGAGGAATCATCGTCCGATCCCCAAAAGTAATACTATCTTCATCTTGATCGTAAGATGCAAAAAGTTTTATTGAATCTTTATCTTTAGAATACAACCAACCTTCATTAACAGGTTTAGCTAACTTCATTTTATCAAACTCTTTCTCAGTAGCCCAGCCCGAATCGCTCACACAGTCGATCCACTCCACTCGGACTTTTGGATAAGGTATGTCGGGAGTTCCAATTGAGGCAACAGCTTTTCTTCTTTTCCTAGGCATGATTTCTTATAATACAGGTCTCCGATACTTAACAGATGTTTTTGTGCCTCTCCAGAAATTTCAGAGAATTTTTTAAAAAGGGTATCGGAGGTATCGGAACCGCATAAAACCTTGCTTTTAGGTATCGGAAGGGTATCGGAAAACGTGTTTTAGGTATCGGAAAATAGGGCTTAGGTATCGTAACTTTGGCCATTTTTTAGAATCGTTCTAAACAACAGACCATCTTCCGATACCCTAGGTATCGGATCCGATACCCGTCCGACACCTAAAATACAGTTTTTGTTGCCTCATTCTTGCCATAATGTAGCTCCATTACTGCCAACTTGTCCTCGGCCTCAGCCATCTTAATTAGCAGTGTATCTATCTCGGCTGTGATATCTGGATGTTCAGGTATGATAATTTCCTGATCACTGTAGCATTTAATTTTGTACTTACAGTCTTCTATCACTGCTTGATACTTAGCCACCATGACTTTTCTTAATCGTTCGTTCATAGTTTCTCCTTTAATTCTTTTAAATATTCTTCGTTCTCTTTTTCAGAGTTGTACTGCTCCTTCTCACTAAATTTTAGTTCATGATACATGTCCAATCTCTTCAAAAATTTATGTTTATATTGCCTTAATTCTGCCCCTTCTACGACAAATTCTTGGTAGTATAGGTCAGGTGTACAGACCATAATTACACCTTTATTAATTTTAGATCCATGCACATAATCGTGTGCCATAGCATATGCTGCAATCTGCAAGTAGTAGTCTTCAATCCACTCCTTCTTCTTTGGTCTGTTTGATTGTTTAAAGTCCACGATTGCATCTTCCCCGTTGTGCATGCACACCAGATCAGTCTGGCCTGCATACAGTCCAGGGTAATACATGGTGACCTCCGATCCATAGTATTCATCGACTGGCGCTAGACCTATCTCTATCACCTTCTCTGCCATGGACTTGGCTTCGTTGCCTATACCTGTGAAGTCTTCGTATCCTATTTCTTGTATGTAAGATTCCAGATATTTATATTTCT